CTTCAATCCACGGACCATGATCCAGCGGCCGTCTATGAAGCAAGGGCGAGTCTGGCAAAAATCGATATGTTGAAATTTGTCAGTGAAACCCTCTACTTTAAGTGTGAAACCCATCATCAGAAACCATGCAGTGACATCCTGCAGTGAAGGTTCAACTTCTACCTCACGAGTGGCGAGGTAAACGCTTTGCCAATTATCAGGGTCAGTCAACGCTAGTGTCTCTAAGCGTTTGCTGCATTGGGTACGACGTAGTAGCAAGGCATATGCAGTGCGCGACATAATAACGACGCAGTCATCACCGTTGTCAACGACGTTTATGTCGACACGAGGCTTTAGGCCACAATAAGTTACATAATATGAGTATAATAACCCACACATTATCACTTTGTTGCCAAGCGACGTGTTCATGTCACCACTCATGCGTGATCCATTCTTGCTGTACTTAATTGTGTAACGCGACCCGTGCTCATTGGACACGTATGCTCGGCCTACATTCTTGACAGTCCGCTGCAAACACCATTCCAAGGTGTCATAGCATGTGTCGTGTTTGAATATTCTCCGATATATACTGTGTTCCCAGTTGAGAGCAGGAACTGAAACATGCTGGTCCATACGAGACAGATCTAAACTAATCGCAACTGGATCAGTTATCTCTGTCCATGCGTCATGTAACATGCTGGCAGTTTCTTGCGCGTTTTGTCCACAAATGACAGTGGGGCGACCGTAGACGCGGTCGATCGCCTTGTATATTTGTTTCTCAGCTGGCCGAATAAACGACCCGAAGACGAGGTTAAAAACCACGCCACGTGGCTGTATGATGCGGGGTGCAGGATCAGGCTTGTCAGTTTTGACTGCAACCTTCTCCGCCTTCACAAATGAGGTCACCCATGCAGCCCGTGGCGACATCCCTCGTTTTAGGTAGTCGGCGTGAGCATACTCATAGACCTTACGTTTGTGAGCAGGCGACGTCTCCACAAACTCTCTGTGTGACATCCTACTCACTGGTGCAATGTTGGCTATAAGCTCGCTGCGAAATTCCGACATCCTGCTGAAAAACGTCCTCCGGTTAGTCATGGGGGGCGCCTGTAGCCCCTTGCTGCCATCCGCCATGACTACTTCCACATTATACACGCGCTCCACTAACGCGCGCAGTATATTTACAATACTGTTGTTATGTACAATATATTTACAATCAATCCTCCGCAACCCCACCAACTCGATGTAGCTGCGGTGGATTGAACGCGACTTACCCACGCCTGCCACGACTTCGATCCCCGACGCACCAACAATGCTAGAACCACGATAATCAATGTTGGTATCGAATCCTTCGCGGCAGACGGGGCCCCATCAAATGGGACGTCGCGGTGGGCCAAGCAAGATGGCCTGCCCAGACTTGTCGAATACTGTGTCGATAAAACACACATTCACACAAGCCTCACGGATGTGCTCGCGTGTGAGGATGTCGATAGCCATTGCGTTCATCTTCTCCTCTACAACACGTGCCACTGTGAGACGGGCGGTTGGCGTGTCATCACGGATACTCTCTTTGCCCAAGGTGGCATAAACTTCGGCCCGGACAAGCATAATCTTGTCACGGTACCTTAGGAGTTGATTGTCCGTGCGACGTCTTGCGGCCACGCGTTCGGCGCGTCGGCGCATTCTCTGAGTGAGTACTGGCGAAACGCCAATCCTCTCGAGAAACCGCATCAGTTCGCCGCGCCAGGTCCAGCGATCCCAATAGTCCGTGACAGCCTGGTTGAATTCATCATCCATCGGCCGTGGTACTAAAGCCCCGGTGGGGTCGATCACTTGACCTGTTCCGAGCCTTTCGTCGGTGTTGACCATATGGTCCCATATTTCACTCACATTGTAGTGAGTCAGATATCTATAAAGACACCATGGGACACCGACGGATAGCCCGATTGCCGTCACGTATAGCAACGGCCTTCGCATCTGCTCCATTTTGGTGATGAACGGATCGATGCGCTCCTGCGCGCCGTGTTTGAGTGAAGCAAACGGCTTGGTCAATATTCCGACACAAGCCCCCCATTGCTCGCTCCACGACGGCGCTACAGAGGTGGGTTTCCAAAGGTCGTACGCCAACAGGGAAGCGAGAGACCCAGGTCGGTCCCCCCGGCAAATAGCGGGGACCGTTTCGGCGGGGAGGGGCACATCGGCCAGTCCCAGCCGGGACGCAGTCATTTTCCGGAGAGCCACTCCGTACTCAAGACCACGCCCCCATACGACCTGCCAGTAGTCT